CTTGCCCGAACCCGGGCGCTGCGTGACGCCCACTGACATCTATGTGTCAATGGGAGTTGGGTATTCCAAGGTTATCTTGGAATACCTGATTGCACTCATTCGCATTAGCGAATGGTGCAAAGATCTTCCCTGAAACCAGTGAAGATCCCACTTCTCTAGCAAGAATGTTACAGAAGTGAAGGATGACCTTCGTCAAAGGGTCACCCATCAGTACCCCCCGATTTAAATCGGTGGATCTGAGGTCCCCGTCTACAGGGGTACCTAGATTCTTCAACGGTCCTGTGCCGTAGAAGAATACTCGTCTCGGGCGGAAACATACCGCCCGGACGATTCCTTGCAATGTGCGGGGTATCCCGCACATTCGCATCCACCTGTCGCCGATTATATCGGCGAGGGTGTGGACCATACGGTCCGTAGCTTCTTGGTAGTCTGTGCTACCAACGAAGCAGTCTTCCCAGACTACACGACGCTCGACATGATCGGCGTACGTGTCTTCTTCTCTGAGAGGTTTCCTCTCAGTGAAGAGTTCATTATACATCTCTTCAGAGAAAAAGTCTCTGAAAAGATTCCATCCGTGGTTGGATCTCCCCATCCCGGATTCGGATGACCTGAACCCCTTCTTGAGGGGCCAGGCACATATCTTGGAGACTGTATCTAGTACAATCTTCAAGGCTGCGTGCCCTTTTGTAACGGCACGAGCTTTACCAGGTTCACTGACCAGTGTCAGTGAAACCTTTCTAAGTTCTTCAGGCGAGGTCTGAAGAACTTCTTCAAGACAGGCGTGAAATACGGCTGTCCCTATAGAATCGAAACTGTCCTTATGACAGTATTCGATTATATTACCACTATCCAGGTCTCTTACCGGGATGTGGATCTGCTCATACTTGGACATTATGTCCAAGATGGCTTGAGCGGTTCCTCCGCTCTTCCTGGTTTCCTCCCAACAGGCGGAACCAGTGACCGTTACTCGCGCCTTAGTCGCGAGTCCGGTAAATATTCCGCTTGGCAATTCAGCCAAGAGGGAATCGAGGGCAGATATCACAAGTGATATCTGCGTCTTTGTCATGGTCGGAGGTACCTCCGACACAGACTTTATAAACTTCGCTTTTGATCTTAGAATCAGAAGCGGAGGCGGTGTCCCAGACCCTCTGGTCTGCGACATAGTTCCAGCGACATAGAGTCGTTGGAACCCTGTTAATCGGACTGCCTTCTTCCAGGCAGTTCCGAGGAAGATGTGTACCCAACGGGGTACCATCTTCAGGTCTGCTTCATGCAGTACCGGTTCATCTTGGTGTATCACCAATTTGAACGTCTTTCTAGCTGACTTTAATTCAGCATAGAAAAGTGAGTCGTCGAGGACATCCTCGCCGACTTCTCCATCGATAAACTCATCTGAAATGAGTATCGATATGGCTTGAAGTATGAATAAATCATACTTCTCCCATGTCCAATCCTCCTCGGGAAAGGACATAAACCGTTGAAGGAATAATCCATCAACGGTTTTTAGTACTTCGAGCAATCTTTGTGCTCGATGTACACGATTTCTTGGTCGGGTATCCGACCAGAAACGTTTTCGTTCATTTTCCGACCAGATCGGATCATGACGTCCGTTCAAGAAGAATGAGATTCTTCTAAAGAACGTTTGAGAAAAGAACAACAATGGGTCCTTTTCTCTTCCGGTCCTATTTGACCGGCGCGCTACTTGGACCCTATGGCCCCAGTGCGTATGATTGAAAAGAAGATACATCTTTTCATCATGATTGTTCACCTGGGTAAACCAGGTAGAATTCTTACGAGTAGATCCGAGTAACTCGGGTCTAATCTTTCCCTGGATCCGGTGGCAACCACCGGGCCAGACCAGTACGCGTGGCTTAGGCAACCCGTACTGTGTGGCAAATGCCCAACCTGCGAGGACCCTAAAGGGGTCTTCGTAGATATCTCTTCGCGAGTTAGACTCGACGAAGGGTAGATCAACCTCCTCTTCTGATGAGAGTTGGTTCTCATGTTCTGAGAATATGTTCTCAGACATGGTTTCTTGTTCCTCTCCGGCCTTTGCCGAAGAGAACAGTTTGAAGCCGTCCTGTAACAGGACGGGTTCGACTTCTTTAGACACTTTGCTACCTGCGCGGCGAAGTGTCATACAGCTCGGCACCTGTTTCAGGTGGAGAGTGTGAGTACCACAGACATAGTCTGTGAGACTTGTAGGTACGGTAGGCGAAGTCTTGCGCCTATCGTAGTGAAGCACCGTATCTTCTATGAGATTACAGATGTGCGAAGAAAGGAGAGAGTCATATCTCTCAAATTTCATTCCCTAAGTGCCG